ATCCACATTGGCAAATCTCTATACAGACAATGCCATTGCGGAAATCCCTTCAGTGGATCTGTCGGCGTATGAGACTATCGCCAATGTGGATTCTAAAGACGCTTCTACTTTAGCTGCTGCAAACCTTTATACAGACAATGCTATCGCAGCAATCCCTCCTGTTGATTTATCTTCATACGCAACTGAGCAATACGTAGACGACGCGATCGCTGCGATTCCTCCAGTGGATTTATCAGCATACGCAACAGAGCAATACGTCGATGATGCTATCGCTGCCATACCGACAGTGGATCCTACAGACTACTACAATAAAACTGAAGTAGATTCTAAAGACGCGGATACTTTATCTGCGGCTAATCTATACACAGACAATGCGATCGCTGCAATTCCTCCTGTTGATCTCTCAGTGATTCAAGGTGAAGTGGCTCAATTACAATTAGACATGGAGCAAGTTGAATTATCAATCGCTCAGGAAGTTTTAGATCGTCAAAGCTTTGATAGTGATTTTGATCTAAGACTCGAGGCTGTTCATGTTGAAGCTAGTCAAGCGCAATTAGAAGTTGATGCTGTTGAGCTTAGAGTCGGAACTTTAGAATCTGACATGACTCAAGCACAATCAGACATCGTAAGTCTTGATGGACGTGTCGATACCCTCGAGGGTCTAGTGATGAACATTCATGTTCACACAGGAGATCTTAATGCAGCGCCATATAAAATATATTTACTATCTGGCGTGTCGGTAGTTAAGCTTCCTTCTCCTGCGATAAACAAGACATTAGTGGTCAAGAAAACAGGATCTGATCTTGTAACTCTTGAACCTCACAACGGGGAACAAATTGAAGGCGCAGCCGCAAATTATTTATTAACTTCTACTCGTCAATCCGCTACACTTGTTAGTGACGGAACTGATTGGTTTATCATTTAAGAGGTAAGTATGTCATACACAGGAACTACTCCAAAGTTTGATAGCGTCGAGGGTGACAATATTAAAGTGGACGGGAACATAATTTCTAGCACTGACGAAAACGGAAACATTGAGCTTATCCCTAATGGAACGGGAATTGTCACTGTGGCCACTAAGCCAGTCGGAGATAACTCAAACGCTGTGGCATCGACTGCTTATGCAGACGCTTCATCTGCGGTAGTTCAGGGAAATCTTGAAGATGCGGTTGACGCACTAGAAGCAGAAGATTTACTTTTTCTAAAATCAGATGGATCCCGAGTATTGACAGCAAACTTAGATCTTAATGGACATAAACTTCTTAACGTATCTACTCCTACTTTATCGACTGATGGGGTCAACAAGCAATATGCTGATTCTATTTCGGGCGGTGTGGTTACTCGTCCTGCTGTTAAAGCTGCAACTACTGCAAGTCTTGGAGGCGTTTATGTTAATGGCGTAGCCGACGATGGAGTTGGTGCTACATTAAACCTTGGCCCTCTAGCTACATTAGACATCGATGGCATTACGTCATGGGCGCAATTCAATGGGATTCTTGTAAAAAACCAAACACCTTCTCTACAAAACGGAAGATACTTTGTGTCGCAAGTTGGTAGCGAAACTGTAGATTGGGTATTAACTCGATGCACTACATGCGATCAATCAGATGAAATGCCTGCCTCATACATGTTCGTTCAATTCGGAACTGCAAATGCAGGTAAAGGTTTTGTTGCATTGGTTGGAGTATCTGCAGGATCAGATGCCAATAACTTTGAAATAGGATACGACTCAATTAGCTTTACTCAGTTTAGCGGCGGATCTGCATATAGTGCAGGGGATGCCTTACAACTAACAGACACAGAGTTTGATGTTAAAGTCGACGGGACAACAGTGGTCGTAAATGGATCAAACCAATTAGCCGCATCTTCATCAATGGCAACTAAATCTTACGCCGATGCTGCTGCAATTGCTGCTGCAAATAGTTCTGGGTTTAGCACAGGAGATGCAGTCGCATCTTATGTTCAGAAGCCAGGATTCTTGGAGTGCAATGGTCAATACGTATATCCTGAATCTGGGTATGCAATTAACAACATACTTCCTTTAAACTCTGTATCGACTCAAACAGTTAGTAACCCTGCACCCGTTGCCAATGGTGGATTCTTAGCGGTTACGTGGATCACTAGCACTAAATTCCTAACATCTGCAGCCACTTTAGCTACTAACCCAAGACATGTAAGATATTACGTGTTTGACTACAATCCATTAACAAAACAATTTGGAACAAATACTTTAGTTAATAGTGCGTGGGGCTTAAACACTACAAATGATGGAAGGAACTATACATACGCCGGGAAATTTGAAGATACTATTGTGCTAATAACTGCATCAAGCGCAGTTAATGCATATATTTCAGGACTTATAAAGATTATAAATTTTGATGTCTCTGGAAACTATGTATCGACCGATACAATAGACACTACATTTACAGTAGGTACAGTATCACTAAATAGTCATTATTTAGAGTGCGTACCTTATATGTATAATGGAGAAAAGTTTATATTTGTGTATCACACTGTATCCCCGAATACCGGGCCAAAAGTAACTTCAGTTAAACTTTATAAAAATATTTCAGGAGTATGGACTCTTACACCTATATCTATAAATATTCCAAGTTCTCTTTCAACTAATATTCCTACTTTTTCAATACATAACTCCTACATAGCTGTAACAACCTATGTAGCTGCAACCACCTCCTATCAATTGCATATCGCCAAGTTTATAGACGAAAGCACTGTAGACACTTTCTATCCTGCATGGTTGAATGGCGGAGGCGCTATAGTCCCAGACATTGATTTACAAGGCTTCGACGGAGTTGCGGTTCAAAAATACAATAGTACGGATTATACAAATCGGCTATCAATTGTAACAGTTAATGGAGCATCTGCAACAGTTGTAAGTAGTTTGAATTTTACAGAATATGCAGAGACAGGAGGACTTAGTATTCCTGCCAGATCTTTAAAAACATTTTTTTTAAAAGATTCATTTTTTAATAATCTGAAAACTGCATATGGGGTTTCCGAACAAAATAGTTTAATTATGGTAAATTTTAATGTTAATAAAAAACTAGGAGCATATAGCATATCTGTAAACTCTTCAGGAATACTATCAAAAACTTTTATTGAAGCACATACGTTTACGGCAAGTTTTGGAGCCGCGCTATTTCAGGTTAGGGGGATGATTGATAGAGATTTTACTTTTAGTTCAAGTGCAGGAAGACTCTTAGTTATTTTTAGTAAAGTACAGCTACCTACATTGACAGCATTAGCAACTAACTTAAAGTACTATTTGAAAGTAAACTGATATGAATATTAGTAAGCCATTACTCGCAGCACTTATCACAGCAATGTTCAGCGTACTAGCTGCTGCAGCGAAGGCTTACGTCGATGTGCAAGTATTGAAGAATGAAGTCGTGGCATATCGTGAAGACATACGTGAGATTAAACTAGACATCAGAGAGATACGGAATGCTCTCTCAAAACAGGAGTAACAAATGGAACAAGTATTAGATCAGGTATCAGCATTCTTATCATCGGCGCTCGGATCGTCGGCAACTATTGCAATCGTTTTAGAATTTGTTTGGAGGCTCGTACCTTCAGAGAAACCTAAGTCGGTTCTACACTTAATCTCTTTTGTAGCTAAAAAGCTTTCAGAGATTCTTGCCAAGATCGCAGAGCTCTCAGACAAAGTATTACCTCAGAAGCTTAAGTAATCATGGATCTCAATCTCGCTCTAGGTATTTTGAAGGAAGGACTTACTTTGTGGAATAGCAAGGAGTCTACGAAATACCTAGACCGAGTCATTAAACTTGAGAAGGATTATTATGAAGAACTTAGTAAACCTCTTGACTCTCGCTCTGATTACAAGCTTGATTCAATCATGCACGAGCTTACCATCATCTCCAGATCATTCGTCATGTTCCCAGGAAAAAATAGAAGTCAGTCAGGGCAGTAAGCCTGAAATTCCCATGGCCCTTGATAAGGCATTCTTTCCATTACGTGTAAGTCCTAAAGGCAAAATAGTCCCTAGCTATTCATGGGATGAATGCGTCAGCCGATTCGTTGTATGCCTTAAGTGGAAACAGAAGATAGTCTATTTCGAAGACCTCGAGTGGTTCTACTCTGGTGAGTACGGACTTTCTAAAAGACCATCTCGATGAAGCCAAAAGTCGCAATGACAAAGCAGCAACAGCTTGAGCATTGGATACAGCAATACCTCCAGGCCAAAACATCTGGCAACACAAAGCTTGCAAGTATCTGTAAGGACATCATAATAAAACTAGGTGGCAAAATTCCAAAACTATAGATACAATTTATTTGCATGTAACCAAGGATGGCGATGGCAAAGAATCATACAGTACTTGTAATATCAGATCTTCACTCGCCCTACTATCATAAAGATACAATTCCATTCCTTTCCGCTATTAAAGAATTTTTTAAACCTGATAGAATAATTCTAACAGGAGATGAAATCGATGGGCATTGTATCTCATTTCACGACAAAGATCCTGATCTTCCTTTTTCTCCTTCTTCTGAGCTAGAGAAGGCGATTGAGTACTTAGAACCGCTATATGAATTATTTCCTAAGGCAGACGTACTGGAGTCTAACCATGGATCACTTGTATATCGTCGTGGAAAACATGGAGGAATTCCAAGATTCGTATTCAAGGATTATAGAGAAATACTTAATGCACCAAAGGGATGGAAGTGGCACTCTGATCTTACTATTAAATTGTCAGACGGGAGAGACTGTTATTTTCACCATGGCAAATCGTCCAATGGACTTAGACTAGGACAGTCGATGTCCATGAATACAGTGCAAGGGCATCATCACTCAGTCTTCGATATTCAATATCACGCTAACCCTACAAATATATTCTGGTCAATGATTGTCGGATGTTTAATAGACGACAAGTCCTTAGCGTTTGCATACAATAAGCTTCAGATGAAACGTCCTATTGTGGGATGCGGTGTAATTTTAGATGGACAGCCAAAGCTATTGCCAATGATCTTAGATAAGGATGGCAACTGGATAGGGAAGATTCTATGAGCGATAAGTTAGAGAACATGTTAATACGACACGAAGGTATGAAGCTTAAACCATATCGATGTACTGCAGGTAAGCTTACGATAGGTATAGGTAGGAACATCGAAGACAATGGGATCACAGAGGCGGAGGCGCGCATGATGCTTAGGTATGACATTGAGGCAGCAAAGACTCCACTCTTAAAATACAAATGGTTCACTGAGCTCAACCTGGCCAGGCAAGATGCAATCATTAACCTAGTCTTTAACATTGGACTTCCTCGCTTTCTTAAATTCAAAAAGACTATTGCCTATCTTCAAGCTAAAGATTGGGAAGGTGCTGCGACTGAGATGATGAATTCTACTTGGGCAAAGCAAGTCGGCGACAGGGCGCTTGAACTATCTGCAATCATTCTGGAAGGAAAGTACATAAAATAGTTTGTCTACTGTCAAGTAAGTAAGTAATATGAAATTGGATGTCCATAAGCGATCAAGACTACCATCATCCCCTCAATGACGACTCTTCCGAAAGCTTGTGGGCATCTCTAAATAAGATCATCCAATCTACTTCCTCCCGTACTGGCCTGCCAAAAAACAATTCTTTGGGAGGAGTCGCGTCTACTGATGCAGCCAAGCTTGGCAAGACTACTATCAATTCGTTGCACAACAGCAGAAGATAATCCTTTAGTTATGTACCCTAGCCCCTCGAGTCTTCTGTACACATCCGTCGAAGTCCATTGTTCGCCAAGGATAGGCAGCATTTCTTTTATTGGTTGGATCAACGGCTCATCAATTACTCGGTCTTCAACTAGAGCAACGAGGTGTTCAGACGGCATGTTCCAATATTGATAGCCATCTCTAAACATATGAATTGCTTCTGCAAATAGCTGATCTCTATCTGCTTTAATCTGTGACATCTTAATTGCCTTAACAGATCTTGGGATCCTCACTGGCCAGAATCTTCTTACACCCATGGCGGCAGATAAGTACTTGTCAGAGTTTGTAGTTCCAACAAACACAAAGCCTCTAAGATTCTTTACGGCCTTACGTGCAAAGAGCGCTCTGATGTGGTCAAAAGGTTTGGCCAGGAATGCCTTCACTTTCTCAGGCGATTCATTAACTAATCCCATTAACTCAGGGAGCTCGACGATAACTGACTGGTGCATCTTCCTCAATTCATCGACGTTATCTAATGCGTCACGTCTTGAAGGTGCGAAGGTATATTCTCCTCCGATTGCTTCAACTAGAGATGACTTCATAATACCTTCATGACCTTCAAGAACTACCATGGAGTCAAACTTACAGCCGGGCTGAATTCCCCTGGCCGCAATAGATACCCAGAAATTTTTGCCTACTAGACGATGATACTCACTGTCAGGTACGCCGACGTAATCAATAAAGAACTTCTCAACTCTAGGTGTGCCATCCCATTCGAGAGATTTAAGATATTCAAGATGCGGATCCTTTCGTCTTGATGCCATAAGAACATCGATGCCCGATGCAACAGTCTGTCTTCTAAATTTCTCTAGTCCTAATCCAAAGGTAGGTGATTGGATAATAGGCAGGAACATGTTGACGAGATCCGCATCTGAATATGATTTACCTTTATAGATATAAAGGTCTGTTCTTGAATCATGGTATAGAGTCTTGTCATCAAATAGAGCTCCGACTAATGCAGCCGCGTTTGATTCTGATGCTTCTACTTTGATCGATCCATCTTTGTGAAAGCCTAACTGAATCTTAGCTCGGTCAAAGATCTCTTGTGTTGTGAATGGAGTATCGACGACGGGTGCGCCTTCTCTGATTGCTACTTGTTTAAGGATGGCAAAGATTGTTCCTGGCCCGATTGGCCCTTGCTTATTTGCTCTCGCCACGATTGCCCTTGCCTGCTCTTCATCGCCGGGCGAGTAACTTCTATTCATAGTCCACTTCTCTGCGAGCTCATCAAGAAGTACAGGATCCTCTACGCCTGCCTTAAGAGCAAACAATCCGTCACGCCATTCAGATCTGCTTAAGCTTCCATTAGTTTGTAGCCACTCGATCTTTTGTTTTAATTCCTTAATCTGTCCATCTGAGAATGGGCGATGTAATTCTAAAGCAGCTTCCGGATTCATAGAGTCAAAGGTCTTAACCGCTTTGCCTTTAATGAGTGAAGAGATGTAGTTGAGTAAAGGTTCAGGCGCATACTGAATCATAGCAACATTACCGAAGTGAATGTCGTAGCCCTGCGATGGTGGCGCTCCCACCCAACCATTCCATTTTACGTCAACTCCGGGGGAGAGTGTGGATGGAGGTGAGAATGTATCGGGGTTAATAGATTCAGGCAGTTTGTAATAGAAGTGATAGCCCCCGGATGGCGTCCTGACAGTATATGTTTTAGGTATTGCGTATTGTTCACAGAAGTTTGCCCAGAACTCTCGACCATCATTCTTGTGTGATGTCCCTTCTACGTCGACGTCAATGATGATCAAACCATTCTGTCTGCAAGGGATACCGATACCTGGGGATCTTAATTCGACTAGCTCTCGATAGCTAAATGTTTTTACCGCGTCGCCTATGTAATCATGGGATACTTTCGTACCCGGCATGAATCTAATTGCTTTTAAATCTTGCACAGTGTCACCTCTGCTTAGTGTTTATATTAAAGTATCTAGTGCGTTGCATTCTTTAGGACAGTCGATCTGCTCGTGTTCGACGTAGCTTAGTTGCTTAGTCTCGGGCAGATCGAATGTTCTAAAAGGAAGCTCAAGGCCGTACGCTATTTCTAAAAGGGTGACAAACTTTTCAAACGGCAGTACGGCCATGGCTTCTAGTCTGTTACCTTTAGTAACAAGAACAGGAATATCGTTTGGATTTGTCGATCTTATTTCATGTATTGTTCCGATAGAGCAATAGTTCTGATGGTTTTTGCATTGAATTTTAATGCGATCAGTTCCCTCAATGTCTACTCCGATAACCTTCGATGCCTGATACTCAAGCATGCGTTCAGCTTCCGGAAAGATATGCCCTAATCTATTGGCGATCTCACGTTCAAACTGTTTACCTTTTTGAAGTGCGCCTCTATGTGATACTTTACGTTTAGACGATGTCACTGAGTCCGAAGACTTCCCTGCTTTCTTGCTCATATTTCCCCTCAAATTCCTTGATTATCTTATTAAAATTCATCCCGAATATTTCAGTCATCCAGACTATATGGTGCAAGGAACAGCAATTCCCTTTTTCAATAAACCTTATAGTTTTGTTTTGTTCTCCCGAAAGCTTTGCAAGCTCCGCAATACTCATGTTCCTACGCAGCCTCGATGAAGTCAATGCCTTGCCGACGACCTCGTAGAATGTTTCTTGATCTTTCTTAATCATTTTAAATACCTCACTCCGCATTTAAGATCTGCGTCAATCTTCATGTTGCACCATGATGGATTGATACACATGATACGTTTGAATTCTTGATCTCTTCCGTCTTGTGCCTGCGCCCAGATCTCATCGTGAACCACGTTTAATACATCAAAGCCTGCATTCTCTAGGCGATACATTGCAGGTACAAGAATATCCCTGGCCGTCGCTGATACGATATGCTCGGTAAGTAAACCACCATAGAGTTTAGATCTTCCTAAGATACCACCTTCATCGGTGGCGTAGGTAAGGATCTCTCTGATACCTTTATCCGTTTGTTCAGCATCGATCTGAGCGTGGTGGTAATAGAGATGGGATCCAGATGGAAGTCTAATCTGAACTCCCTTGTGTGGTCTTTGCATTGGCATGAAGTGCACCTTGCCATTGCATAGGATACTAGGTTCACCTAATACTGCACGTCTAAATGCCCACTCAGTTTCTTTCCAGAAGTCTACGATTGCTTTGTTCTTACGCCGATATGTGAACACAACTTGTCTTGCCATCTCGTCGGATAGAATGATGCCTGTCTTCTTAGCTGTATCAGCTTTAAATTTATCTGGCCCCATGCCGTAACCGCATCCAAGGTTAGCTGACTTACCGACTGTTCTTTCCTCAGAGTCCTTGGCGATCTCACTTACAGGTTTGTTATAGATCTCTGCTGCCATCTCTTCATACCACTTGGAAGGTATATCCCCCTGGCCAAGTAACCAATACAATACTGATGGTTCAACTCGTGAGAAGTCACCGCAGTAAAACATTAGTCCTGTGTCTGGGATCCAGATACGTCGAAGTAGATTCTTAACGAAGCCAATAGGATCTTTAAGTGCTACCCGTCTTGATCTAATAGTTGTAGTTAAGTCTTCAACATCAAGATCAAAGTCAATAGGATCCGCCTTGTTGTCATCCACTCGTGGGAAGTTTTGGATTTGAATTCCACGTCCGGCCCATCGTTTTGTATGCGCATAATGATAACTAAGTACTCCGTAGATTCTGCTACTATAACTTTGCTCAACTGCGCACTTAACTTTAGCAATAGACGTCGAGCCTGCTAGATCCTTGATCTCAAGCGCACGTCTAACTGTTGGGTGAACTTGAAGATCAGAGGCAAGCATGTCTCTAACAGTATCCGCCTGCATGTTTTCAATCCAAGGATAATACTGCTTAAAGAAATCCTTACACTTTGGAGAGTTAATCTTTACCTTGCCGCCCACTAGCATATCAAACTCATTAACTAACTTTGGCGCTGCCTCTGAGATAATTGATGCCATCTCATTAACAAGATCCTGATCGATCTTAATACCTCGAAGGTTTCTTTTAAACGTCCACTCCCATGCCCATCGTTCTGGTGCAGGTAGGGCAGGTATACTGTAGTATACGTCACGTAAGATCTTAGTATCCATAAGTCCATAGTGAACAAACTTATCCCACTCCTCTTCTGTGAGCGTAGGGAATTCACCTTTAGCGTTAGGCTTACATTGCTTGAGCATGATGCGTCTGCCATCTTTGTCTTTATTAAATGGTAAGTTCATCATGCGTGATGCTGCATCTAATGATGCGCCCATTCTAAAGTGACAACTAAGCGCCATGGTATCTTCTAAGTTTTCTATCTTCGGACGGACAAGGCCAGGAACAACTTTGGAAAAAACTAAAGTCCAGATAAGATAGTCGAAGCCTATGTTGAAGGCATTGAACTTGTACTTATCTGGGTTGTGTGCGACATCAAGTAACTCTGCAGGTATTTGCTGGCCATACTTCCAGTACTTAATGGATCCTGTTCGACCAAAGCACCACGTTAATAGTGTTGCTTCAGTCGATGGATCTGTAGCATACCTGACTGTGCCTGCAACTTTGAGATCAATTCTGCTTCGAGTTTCAAAGTCAAAGTGAAAGTCAATCAGGTGTGACATTATAAAGCCTCTGCAGTTTCAGACTGTTCTAACGGTATTTCTGACCATGGCTCGGTAGGGCCATTGGTTGCTAAGTCTTGAATATGATCTGCTATTGAACTTAAATCAACTGCCACCATCTGCAATTGTCTGCACTTATAAAGACTTAAAGCGTAATCAACTTTACCATGAATAGCTTCGAGTAAATCAATCGCTGAGTTTATTGTGCCTATCAATTCTACTTTAGTTTCCTCTGTTAATACTTCCATCTTTCCTCCTAAATGAATGATGCTGTAGTTTGTGCAGCTTTAGTTTTTGATACAATCGATTTAACTTGTAGCTCAAACAATGGAATGAAAACAGATAACTGCTCATCACTCAACTGAGAGATCTTAAGATTGATCGGACATCCTGCTTGAGCATAGACTTCGTGGATAGCAGGCATTAACTTATCGTCTGCAATGCCTGTACCTTTTAATTGTGCCACAAGTTTCTGAGCGTTAGCGATTGCGCCATCACGATCAAATGGTGGTTTCTGTGGCTCAACAAATGGTGACTCGACCTCTTCAAACTCTGCTTCGACTTCTTGCTTTACTTCAACTGGCGCTGATTTTTTAGGTGCAGATTTCTTAGCAGGTTTCTTCTCTTCAATTACAGGTGGAATATCTTTAGGGAACTCCACTTGAGATTGAGTTTGTGTTTGCTTGCCACGTAACTCTTGCACGTAATGATTAAGGTCTTCGATTGTTTCAAAACTAACTGTCAATTTAAACATTGTTCCTCCTATTAAACAAAGCTATTAAGGTTTTGTGGTGGCCAGGCCGGTGCTGATTCAGTCGAAGCGATACCCATGTCTTGAGCAAAGCCTCCGAAGATCTTATCGATGTTCACTCCTGCGCCTGTGGATCCTACTTTCTCTCCGCCATCAAGTAACATGACTGCGTTTACATTACAGCCTAGTCCACGCTTGCCGCCTTTAGCGCCATCGATGTTGTAGAAAGAAACATTGATTACAGCGTTACGACCTGAGTAAACCTCAGCCTCGTTGATGATAGGCTGTCTTGTCTTATCCACAACTGGTGGTGGGAAGTCTTTACCTGATTGAGCATTAAGCCAATAGCATCCTTTAAGATACTCTGGATTCGGTTTGCCATCTTGTCTTAAGTAGGTTTCATACTTCTTAATTGGATTAACAAATGCCTGCATCGGTACAGATGGGTGAAACAATTCTTTAGCTTTACCTAAGAAAGCATTTAGTGCTTGCATCACTTGAGTATTAGATGTCTGATCCCATGAAAACATTGTGTTAAAAGTTTCACGTTTGCCTTCTTCTCTAGCAACTGCCTTCAAAAGATTCGGATGGAAGATCCTACCTTGAAGTGTGAATGTTTGCTTAAAGAATTCTTTTTGTTGTTCAGGTGTCATATTATTCCCCTTGGTTAATCATCTCTCTGTACGTGGCCATCTCACCTAAAATGTCACGTATCTTTCCATCAATAATGTCTACTTTCTTTTTGACTTTACGGACGCAAAGAGAATCTAGTTTGTTTTTACCTACGACTTTTTCTATCTCGGTAATTGTTTTTAGTTTCTTAGTCTCTGGAATTATCTTAAATGGATCTATATTAAATTGAGTCTTAAGTGCAGCCGCAGCTTGCTCATCAGTCTCAAAGTTTAACTGCCTGTTGCCTAGCTCTTCAATAATCCTGACGCCTTCGACGTATTCTCCTGCCTCGATCCTCATCATTAGTTCTTCAGTCGTATCCTCTACGATCTTCTTCATCAATGGAAATAAAGCGTGGATCTTTACGATCGCTGCATCTCTATTAGGATTAGGTGCATTAAACTTTTCTATTGGTGCATTCATATCTGCTAAGAACTTACCAAAGTTTTCTTGAGCAAGCTTCAAGGGTTTGTCTCTCATTAGCTTACACTTTTTATCGATGTCTTTAGTTCTATTGGCCGGACACCAGTAACAATGATTACCTTCACATGGTTCTAAATTAGTTTCTTTAGTCGCCTGAATTGACTTCCATATATCCCCAAGTGTTTGGTTTAACTCTGGCATAGTGTATGTAATTTCTTTAGGCGCCATGTCTGTACGTGGTTGGTACACTATGCAACTAATCTTATAATCTTCAGGTACGTTGGCCAGGTATCTTGCTATGCCTGCAGCGTAGACTCTTAACTGTAATGAATTTGCCGCAACATTTTTACCCTTGCCATGCTTATAGTCTATGACTGCCGCACCTTTGTCTCCGATGATAAGACAATCTGCCGTACCAAAGCAGCCTTCCTCTGGAAATATAGGAACACCTTTCTCAATGCCGTAAGAAATTACATTGCCGATCATGTCCTTATTGTTTAACCAAAAGGTAATGACATCGACGTATCCTTGAGCGCATGCCATGATCTCGTCGCCATCGTATCCAATCAACTGCATCTGTAGATCATTAGGAAATGGCACGTCAAAGTATTGCTGTCTAAAGACTGCTTCGCATACTGAATGGGCAAGTGTGCCTTCCTCTGCATAGACAGAAGTCTCTTCAGGAATGTCTTTGCTTGCTCCGACTGAATAGTGACATACCATCCATCTCTCTGCAGCACTTGGACTAAACTTAGAGTGTGGCGTTGGACGGACAAAGTTTAAAAGATCGTTATGGATCTCTAACTTCCCCAAAATTTTTTTCATGATTATCCCCTCAGATATTATAGTAACTGTTAAATTCCGTCTGTCAAGCCATGGGCCTTCATTACTTCTTGTCTTAGTGTCTCGTTGATTTTATTAAGTTTATCAACTTGATCTTCTAGGTCTTCGATTGTCTTGTCTAGTTCTTCAATCTGTTTTCTTAACGTCTGCATGTCTTGATTTGTTTCCACTAAGTACTCAAACGCATCTGGCCCGTAGGCATTCTTTCTTGAACTCATAATCCTCCTCTCTTTCATACTGATTGGGTTATACTTTTCGTTTATACGGATATTCATATTAAAGTATCCAAAGTTAATTTAACTTCTTGCGATAGCATGTCTTCCACTTTGGTCGTCGCCTCTTCTTTGGCCCGTACTAAACTTAAGATCCTCTGGTCATTAAGGCCAGACGTCAGGAAGTAGTGCAGTGTCTTCCTGGCCTGGCCACTTCGATGGGTACGTGCCATAGCCTGCTTTACTGCTCCGTCTGTCCATGGATACCCATGGTACAAAGATACAAAAGCATTCTGCAGGTTTAATGATTCTGATCCGCATTTAAAAGTCATACCAAGTACTCGAAACAATCCATCTTTAAAGTCTTTTAAATTCTTTGCTCTGTCTGCTGCTGTCTCTGCACCAGTGATAAGTCTCACATGTTTAGGAAACTTCTCTCTCATCTCTTCTAGTGGGAATCTATAGTTAGCGAAAACAAGTAACTGCTGATCGCCTGCATCTAGGTAGTCATCTACCCATTCCATCATATATGGGGTCTTTGCCCTGGCCAGGCGTTCAAGTAACGCCATGTATGCCTCGGGCTCTTCGATGTTAGCATCGGCAAGTAGCTTATCGTCTGGAAGTCCTAGATCAATTGCAATCTCCTGTTTATCAGGAAGGTCAATACAATCTTCGACTCTTCTATAATGTACAAATGGAGAGAGTAACTGTTGAAGTTTATCCTCGTTTGCTACGCCTTCCCACTTGTTCGCCTTCATTGATTTCTTGCGCCCGTTTCTGCCTTTAGTCCATGCAATTTCTTTTTTCTTAGAAAATGTGCGCTTCCAATTCTCAAACCTAACTGTGTCTAGTAGGCGCTTACTTGCCTCTTCGATGGTTGGGCTAGTGCATAGTACCCATGAGGTATAGAGCTCTGTCGCTGCGTTTGGCATTGGCGTTCCTGTTAGAAGCATTATGCGTCCATCTTTAAACTGCCCTGTTACTTTAGTCATCTCAGATAGAAAGTCTGATAGTGCTCTGATCCTGTTAGTCTCTGGTGATTTTAGATAATGTGATTCATCGAAGATCAGCATTCTAATATCCATATACTTCAATGACTTCACTGCATTGTGTAGTTGTGAGTATGGATAAATTACCATTGAGGATAGAATGTCAGGTGTGTTGGTATGGCATTCTACTTTCCAAGTAGGGACTGCCGACTTAGGGACTATGACCATAAACTTAGGCGCCTTAACGCCTTGTTTTCTAAGATTTGCTATGTGCTCTCTAGCTAACCATAGTGTTGATAGGGTTTTTCCTAGTCCCATGCCATGCCAGGCCAGTGTCCCTATCATCTTAGAGGTCTTGTGAAATTGCATCAGATCCGATTGATGCTGTCTTGGTTTTATAATCATTAATCCCCTCAGATTAAATCATCTAATGCTTGAGTATCGGCAAGTGTTACATGATCCTTTAGTAAAGAAAAGAAATATTCGGCACGATATTCGTCGTCGACTGTCTTATCCATCGGTTGCCACAATTTGGCCGGTGTTAATCCTGTCCTATGTACTGATACTCTTTTGAATCCTGCTAATGCAAGTAAATGTCCGACTTGTAGCTTAGTCTTTCTTGTAGCATTCTTTAATCCTGCTCTAAGTATGACGTCTGTTGTACTGATAGGATGATGCTTTGACGCCACGTCTACTATGTCAAACGCCTTGCTGAATATTGGAGAGTTTAAGACTCTAATCAAGTATGCTTTACGTACTGATACATCTCCGACTGATACGTTTGAATCTTCAATGAATCCTAACATGTCTTTAATATTTCTTAGCTCTTTTAAAGTAGCTTTTGATGTCATTTTTAATAATTTATCTTTGATCTCGTTGCTTTCTAGGCTGTGCAATTTTTGCAATATTTCTTGTCTCATATATCCCTCAATAGATTTCGTGATCGTAACATTAAATCGTTACGATCACGAAAAATGTGTTACTTCTTCTTAGAAGTTTTCTTGCTTACGAGTTTCTTTGACTTGCCTGCTGAACTTAGAGCGATAGCAATCGCCTGCTTTTGTGGCTTCCCTGCTTTCATTTCTTTTTTGATGTTAGCAGATACGGTTTTCTTAGATGTTCCTTTCTTCAATGGCATAACGCCTCCTATGATTTTAGTCCTTCACTATTGATGGACTTGGTGTTGATAAGATCCCTTAGATAGTCTTCAAAGATTTGCCCTGCCTTGTACGGAACGCTCCCTAGATTGTATGGGGTCACTTTGTTTCCGTCGTGACTGAATCCGGCCAGGTGACAAAATTCATGGTAAAGATTTCCTGCTCTTTGATAGACATCTAGCTTCGTCTTTCTCAAGTTTATAAAAATAGTCGTACCCTCTGCATGCCCTATCGACTTACTCCAAGGTAGAAAAGATTTATATCCCTCGATGGTTATTTCAGCGTAATGTGCATCTAAGTAAAGTCCTTGCGCCACTTCCACTGGTGATAGTGATGTGTGGTTGTATTGCTTTACTTCCGCAATTTTCTTCATAAATGCTCTGTCTTGGCAGTGATCTTCTAAAAGTCGTGCCGATGCCCTAATGATAGGGTCATCGACGTTTACTTTGACTTTCATTAGTAGCATCTCTCTGCTTCATAGCTTCGGTTGCATGCTTCGACTGCGTAAGGTCGCCCGTAAGTAGGAATTTGCTCTGCTTGGCATTGAATGCGCATGTGCTCCCTTGATCTGCATTCATTGTCGTCGTAACGTCCGCACGATGCAATCAATAGCATAATAAAAATTAGTCCTGTTCTCATTTTACCCTCCGTTTGAGAAAAGATTTAATCTGGTACGTTTTACAAGTGTTGTACCTTATCCACTGTCTGTATATAAACCATGTGATGTATGACGATAAGAATGCCACTTTTATAAATTCCCACTCAACGATCATAATGTCCTCCGATGATTAAATGCTATCGGTGACATTTTGTGATCGTCAAGAATTAAAAAATTCATCTTCCTGTCTTTCTATTTCATCCGCTAACATGCGAAGACTTTTGATCGCTTCAAGGGTCATAAGTCTACGCTCGCCATCGATGTGTTCAAAAGAGGCGTAGAGCGTGTCGTCCACGCTCTTTGCCACTTGTCTGATTTGTCTTGCTATCTTTGCCACGTTAAGGCTTCCTGATCCGTCAATGTAACTCATTTCTATTCCTCTGATAGTGATCCGTCTTTATAATAAATGTCTTCTGTGTTCTGTAGTAGAATGTCGTAAACTTCGCTAAAAGTTAAGTCCTCTTCTGGGTGGGTTTCTTTCCATCCGAAGGCGTAGTCATAGCATGCTTTAATTTGTGCTGTGTTGTTTAAATTTATAAAAGTGTAGTATTTCATTTTCTAGTCCTGTTTAAAATTTCCCTACGTTTGGTTAGATAGCAAGTCTTTCCGAATTTTCGTGGTTTCATTTTGAATACCTTTTACCTTCCATAAACTCAAAATATTTTTGGGCTTTAAGTGGGTGATCAAATCTCGCTCGTGTTGTATTGTCTTGGGTGTTGACGACTTCCACGCCTACGACTTTTAAATTGGTGTGAAAGTTTGGGTGAGTGTAAAGTGTTCTTCGTGCATTGGTGTCGTCAATTCTAATAATACAGTGATCTAGTACCGATGGGCCTCCTAAGCTTCGTCGGTTGCCTATCATCAATGGGATTTTGGCCAGGCCGCTTGATCTGCCTATCTCGCCCATAACGTGATACTCCTCATTCCATGATCTTCCTGTCTCTGTGTCTCCGTACCATATGCGGACACGTCGACGTGAATGGTTTAGAAGGGTCAAAAGTTCTTTAATTTGTGGGTGTGTTGATTCTTTGAATGTCATTTTGTTTGCTCCTGTTTTAGTGCGTTTCTAAGTATGTGTTGCGCTTGTGTCATGTTGTACGACTCTCCGACTTTCTGGTAGTTTGTGCTTCCACCATTGGAATACATGCGAACGTCGAAGATAATATGCTTTCCGCCTGATAGGTTGACTTCGATTGTGTAGGGGCAAGTCGCCAAGTCTGGGCGTAGAAAAGTTCTATTGTTCTTGGTGTGGTATTTCCATTTCATGCGCATGGTTTTAATCCTTTATGTTGTATTGAAGGCAAATGGCCGAAGCGTATATGTGCCCGTTTCCATCTTTTGCAATATCTCTGAACGCCTGTTTAACTTCGTCCGTCATGCTTACGTTGTCGTGATACAAGTAGGAAATTAATTTTTTCTGCTGTTCTGAAATATTCATATCTGGCAGGTTTTCCATAAAGTCTTCGTGCTCATGTGTGAGAATATAATCTAGTACGTTTATCAAATATCTATTACCCATAATCTTGCTCCTGTTAGTTTAAATTAATGAATCTTTCCACGTCGTCGAATGTCGGAAACTCTCCGATGAATCCGAAGTCGATGTGAAAGACTGACCACGTTTTTCGCTTGGTGTACTGAATTATGTAATCATTCATAAATTATCCTTTTCTTAAAGTTAATAGTGAGAGCGTCCAGAAGACGCCCAATAGGATTAATGTTTGATGTGTTGTCGCTTCCATGGTCTTACCACTGAAGACAATAAAGAGTTTCGCCGTCTTCTTTCCATTGGAATAGGCTGTCCTCTTTGACTCGTTTCATGTCGTAGTGCTTGCGGTCGTCTGGTCTGATAATCTCTGCATTGATTGCATAGTTATCGGCAAGATTTGCCACGTCGATGAGGTCTGATGTTCTTACTCCGATGTCTGACAATAACTGCGCCATGGCTTCCTTTTCTGATTCGCTCATAGTGTAGTTAAAATTTTCTGCTCTGTCGGCTATCCTGTCCACTAGGTCACCGGCCTGGCCGATTGTTAAAAAGTTCACTTGCTCTTGGTTTCTCATATATCCTCCGAAGATATAAAGAGGCGTGATTGCCTCGGTTGTTATTAGAATGGCGCTTGTGTTCGGTTAATTCTGGACGCCTCGACGTGGCAAGATTTGCAGCGTGGACGATAGCGTGTTGTCGATCCTGCGACTTTGTAGAAATTGGCGTCGACTGAATCGAGTGAATAGTAGCGCTCGCACTTAGGGCATTGCTTGCCTTTTGTTGCGAGTTCTTGAAGGTGCATCTGCTTATCCATCTCTTTTTGCTCTTTGATCGCATTGGCGTTCTGGCGCTTATGTAGTTCGTCTATAATCTCGGGCAATAGCGCACCGTAGTCGCTTCCTGTCTCGGTGCGCCCGTCGTTGCCGTCGACAATTGATTGCAATATTTTAGTATTGATCTTTTTGATGTTAGGGAAGCGCTTAGAACCGTTGAATTTTGTCATAAGGTTGACGCCTTGTTTCTTAAGTGTTCATAGACTAATTGTTTTAGGTCATTAGGCTATGACCTGTTTTAGACTAATATAGCCTAATTGTAACGTCAAGAGAGTAAAGTCTTTACGTGTGCTTTTTTTATCTTTTTTTAATATAGTCTATAAAATTTATGAATCGACGTAGATAAATATAAATGACGCTATGCATTATATCTATTTATATATAAAGGTGAATGTCGGAAAAAAATAGACTATTACGCCCTCGAGGCAAAAAAGGGCATAAATTTCGTCGAATCGCAGTGGCTTATCGTTAGGCTATATTAGTCTAAAATGACCCCTAGCCTAATAGCTGAAATATAGTCGGATAATTACAATCTATAAACATAGCGTTATTTGATACCATAATAATCCAAACACAATCTTTTAACGTCGACGTGGGTTGCAAGGGCAATGCGACTCAATGGCGTAGCGACTCTCCACTGATCGACGTGGTGGCATTGCGGTCGTGGTGGCATTGTGGACGTCGTGGCGTAGCGACTCTCCACTGATCGACGTGGTGGCATTGCGGTCGTGGTGGCATTGTGGACGTGGTGGCATTGCTCGCCTCATAGTGCATTTATTTTGGAGAGTCGCTAGGTACGCCAAGGCATGCAGGTCTAAACGTCGCCTAGCTAGGTTTCTGATCGTCTCAGAGCCTATTAGATTTTTTGTTCAATCAAACTTTTCGTCTTTGTGAACTTGTCGACCCCCTTTCGTTGTGACCGCGCGTGTATATACCCACCCCGGCCCAACTGCCCCTAGACTCACATACTTATTATTATAATATCCCATACCCCTCCCCCACCCTCTAAAATATTTATAGACATACCATGTCACCCCTGCCCAAAATAATTATAGGTGCGGTTGACTACAAGGATGTTACGGCCGTATCCTGCTTTTAATATATCTATCATCGGAGGAAGATATGCTGTCACTCACTCGACGTAAAAACCAATCGCTAATCATCACACTACCCAACAACGAAAAGATTACAATTCACATAGCAAAGTTATCTCCATCACAATGCCAAGTGGTGCTTGATCTACCATCGAAGAACTACATCGTAGATCGCGCAGAGATACATGAATACTTTGAGAAAAGGCGTAAGGAGGCAAAATCAAATGTTGAAATTATCTCAGAAGCATAGAGTATTTGTAGAAGCTTACGATGGCGATTTACTTCAAGCAATGAGAGTTGCAGGGTACAACGGCACAGACGTCTACCTTAAACAAAAAGGTGAAGAGCTACTATCACTTCCACTTATTAAGAAAGCAATCGAAGATCGAAGAAAGTATGTTGCCAATCTTAAAGAAGTCATAGCGACGCGCGAAGAACGTCAGGCACTTTGGTCACAGATTATGAAAAACGATGATCCATATAGAAAAGAAGAACTAGATCCTAATGGTGTTCCAATACCAGAAGGTAACATACCGCTACCGATTAGACTTAAAGCTTCAGAACTTCTTGGTAAGTCCGAAGCTGACTTTATAGAAAAGCTAGATGTGAATCACAATGTTACTCTATCCGATATTATCTTGAAGTCTTACGACAAAGATTCAGGAAAATCTTTAGAGGATATAGAAGCTGAGTATTACGAACTCGAAGAGAAGCGTAATCTCGAAGCGCCGGATAAAATAGATGATCTTATCTAATAGATTATTTCTGTTTCAGGAATGTTGTCAGGAGTTCCGAGCTCCCAGGAATAATGTTCAGCTTCCGAGTTGTTTGATAATTCCGAATAGCTTTGATCTTCAGGTTCCGTTGAAACTTCTTGCACCCGTTGCGATTCAGTGGGTGCAGGTTGATACATTGACTGCCACAGAGGGTCAAATTGGTAGAGAGTAAATTGAAGGAAAAACATAAACTGTATTAACTTCATTATAACATGGTACATACAAACCGGGGATGACACAATGAATGATATAGGATTTCCAAACACACGAAGAAGCTTGGGTAAACCAATATCACTACAACCATCTGATGTTGCTAAACTTTGGAGGCACAGACCGAAGATCTTTTTTAAAGATGCCTTCGATGTGACACTCGATGCTTGGCAGGAAGATGTAGTAGATCTGTACGTTAATAATCAGCGTATTGCACTTGTGGCATCTAAAGGGCCAGGAAAGACATTTACACTCGCTATGCTCGGATGGCACTTCTTTGCCACACGCTATCAACCTAAGATGGCAGCACTCTCCGTAACGAAAGATCACTTAATGGCAAACCTTTGGGCGGAACTTTTAAAGTGGCGCGCTCGTTCTCCATTACTTACTCAATCTACAAACGAAGGTTTTAGTAAGATCACAATGAAAGGACATGAAGGTTACTCGTTTATCGATGCAAGGTCATTTCCAAAACAAGCAGATGAATCTCAGCAGGCGTCAGCACTAGCAGGTCTTCACTCCGACAACGTAGCATTTCTTATCGATGAAGCAGGTACAATCCCAGATGCCGTACTTGCAACCGCAGATGCAGCACTATCAACAGGTGACTCCGATACTAAGACAGCTAAACTATTAGTGACGGCCAACCCAGAGGTTCCGAAAGGTATTATCTATCGCGCCTACATGGGAAGATCTGTTCAGAAGTGGGCAGTCTATACTATATCAGGGGATCCCGATGATCCTAAACGTGCACCAAGGGTAAGTAAGGATTGGGCGCGTGAGCAGATCGAGACATACGGAAAAGAAGATCCATGGGTAATGGTAAACGTATTTGGTAAATATCCTAACGTATCTAGTGATATGCTAATTACGGAGGCAGAGATCCATGAATCGCAAAACAGGGATATTGCAGAAAAACTTGTTAAGAACTCTCAGCATCGCTTGGGGGTTGATGTCGCTCGCGGCGGTATTGACAGGACTGTTTTTGCTCGCCGTCGGGGCCTTAAGTGTTATCCTCTTGAATCTATTTCGTCTGACATATATGGCCCAGAGCTTGCAAGCAAAATCGCATTCATGCAACAAGACCAAGGAATCGAGCGAGTCTTTGTTGATAACACCGGAGGATACGGGTCATCAGTAATAGACAGTCTAGGGCTATTTCCAAACCTCGATATTACTCCAATCGTTTATAATGCGAAAGCAAACGATAAAAGATATTTCAACAAAAGAACTGAGATGTGGGTTAGAATGAGGGACTGGATCAGAAAGGGTGGATGCCTACCTAAAGATCCACAACTGTCCGAAGAGCTCATGATGCCTAAGCTTATCTTCCATGGTGGAGTATTCCGCTTAGAAGAAAAAGAGCAGATCAAGTCAAGGCTCGGAAGATCGCCGGATAAAGCAGACGCATTAGCTCAAACATTTGCGGATGTAGAGCAGCCTAGCTTTTACGCAGACTTTTCCGGAGCAACGGCAGGATCTCAAGGAATGTCAGATGAGGAATTCGTCGAGCAATGGAATCGAAGGAATAAGTCCAATTATGTATCGGATCAATCTCATATTGACAAATATTACAGACCATCGCCTAATTATAAGGCATAGGAGTTTTTATGGCCATTAAACAAAATGAGCAAGGATTTCTTACAGGTGGTATGGCCGGAGCAGGTACTGGTGCGTCTATTGGTGCAACTGTTGGATCCTTCGGTGGCCCTGCAGGAACTATAGGTGGAGCTTTAGGAGGCGCTGCAATTGGCTTTATTGCAGGTGGCCTATTAGGAAATATGCAATCACAATCCCAACGTGAGGCGCAAAAAGCAGCGGAGAAAGAAGCTGAGAAAGCAAGAAGAGAAGCTGCTGTGCGTGAGATGGGCGCAAAACAACAAGCCGAAAATGTAGCGATGGCCGGGGCTTTGCGTACAGGTAGCAGATCTTCAGAAAGTAGTGTAGCATCACCTCAAGGCTTTATAGGGCAAAATATGCCTACTACTGCCGGAACATTTTAGGAGATCATTATGGCTCAAGTAAAAGTAAAAAAGAAAAAACAATTAACAGCTAATCTACCAGATATGTCAGCTTCTCAATCAATGATTGGAGCAAATATCATGGGTGCTCAACCTGTACCATCTGCAAAGATGGGGCCAATCGGAGGGCCAATCCCTTCTGCCATGACAGGAGAAATGCCAGTGCTTAAAGCTGAAGGTCTGTCACAAGAGATCGAAGCAATGGAAATGAGAAACCAAGGAGCACCTGCAGCAAAACCAGTTTCAAAAGTTGAAGCTAGTCCTACAAAAGTAAAAGTAAAAAAGAAGCAGGCAGTAATGCCGTCTGAGCCAATGAGCCCACAAACATGGGCAAATATCGGCAACAATCCTGCAGATTATCCAGAATATCTAGCAGCATTTAAAAAACAATCTGGTAAGAAATAATATATGAAAAAGCTTACATACTCGGAAGTTGATGGCATTAGATCATCTCTTAAGAACGAGCTTGCAAAGAAACTGCCTACTTGGCAATTACTAGCAGACTACATTTCTCCTGAGAGATTCAAGATGAATCCGGATGATAAGCATAATAGCTATCGTAAAGATAGACATATCATTAAGAACCAAGCAGGACGAAGCTTAAGAACATTTGTATCGGGCATGATGAACGGAGCAACGCCGAGATCTCGTCCATGGTTTAACCTAACAGTAAACAATACAAAGAAAGCAAATTCTGCTGCGGCCAAAAGATACTTTGCTGAATCTGAGTCTATATTAAACTCACACTTCCAAGTATCAAACCTCTACAGAATCCTACCTTTAGCATACAAAGACGTAGGTATCTTTTCAAATTCTGCCTTCGCCATGCTTCCGCATCCTAGATACGGATTCTACTTCTACCCTTTTGCCATTGGAACTTACGGGTTTGCCTGTGACGCAGAAGGCAATACGAATATGTTTTATAGAGATTTCTCTTTAACTACTCGTCAGGTCGTAGAGCAATACGCAAAGTTAAATCCATCAGGGCAGATCGATTGGTCTAATATCCCTACGTGGGTAAGAACTAATTGGGAAAATGCAAAGTACTTAGAAACTGTTGTACTAACAACGGTCATCCTACCTAATCCGACATACAATCCTAACAAGAAATCTTTAGATCCTCTTGATAAGAAGTATCAGTCCTATACCTACGTTCAATCTGTTGGCGGTAACTTACCTCCACAATCGTCGTCAGGTTTTAGAAATGAGAAAGCTTTAGGGGATAAAGAGTTTATTAAGACAAGTGGATACGACTATTTCCCTGTCATTACTCCAAGATGGGAAGTTGCACCTGAGGAAAACTATGGTGTAGACGGGCCAGGAGAGATTGCATTGTCAGATATTATGACACTGCAAGAGATGGAAAAATTCAGACTAGAAGCAATTGCTAAATTAGTTAAGCCGCCTATGGTAGGACACGCAAGCTTAAGACGCCATCAAGCAAGTATCCTTGCAGGAGGAATCACTTACGTCGACGATCAAGGCGCAGCCGCTGGATTTAAACCTGCGTTCACAATGGATCCAAAAATATCTGAACTCGTTGCAGATCAGATGGAATATACCAATGCAATTAGATCCGCATTCTATGAAGATCTATTCTTAATGATGTCAGGACAGGAATCAAAATCGCATATTACTGCGGCAGAAATTACAGAAAAAGCATCAGAAAGAATGGCGACATTAGCTCCTGTACTAGGGCAATGGGATCAGGATCTATCATCTAAGATAATTTATAATGCTCAGATCATTTTAGAAGATGCAGGAAGAATGCCAAAAAGACCACCTGAACTAGAAGGTGAGCAATTAAGACCCGAGTACATCTCCATCCTTGCTCAAGCCGCCAAGGTGTCAATGATGAATTCTTTGGAAAGGTTTGCGAACTATACTGCAAGCATGTCACAAGTGCAACAGGATCCGGCACTTTTAAAATTACTCAATGCAGAAGCAGCAATAAGAAAGTATGCAGAGTATGTAGCTATTGACCCGACGTTAATTTTAGATGAAGATGAATTTAATAGCGTTCGCCAAGGAATTGCGGCACAACAACAGCAACAGTTAATGGCGCAACAGCAAATGCAAAACGCAACGATGGCAAAAGATTTATCTCAAGCCAAAGTTGGAGAGGGCTCGATGCTTGATACAATGTTGACAGCATCGAAGGTTTAAGAGGGTAAATGGATTCTAAAGAGCTTATCAAGCGCGATCGAGATGACATCGAATGGGTGACATCTACCGAACAGGGGCGTCGACTAATGTGGCGCCTACTATCTTATTGCGGAGTCTATCGAGACATTGAAGGCTCCGGAAACGACATGCTTAAACAAATAGGAAGAAGACAGGTAGGACTTTACCTTCTCGGATTAATATCGGATTCTTCTGAGGATCGTATCTTTGATATGATGAGGGAAGCAAAAGACAGGGCCATTGAGGAGAAAATAGATTATGAGCGAAACAACAGAGACAGTAACACCAAGCACGTCAGCACCATCGACAACATCATCGGAGGCATCGACTCCATCTCAGGCGGATCCGAAGGTATCTTCTGAAGCCAAGCCTAGTGAGCCGACAGCACTTTCACAATCTGCACAACCTGCAAGTGCAGAACCAAAAAAGGAAGAAGCAAAGCCTTCGACTGATGTTGTTGCTGACGAGTTTGAAGAATACGAACTTAACCTATTCGAAGGATCTAATCTTACAGAAGAAGATCTTAATGAGATCGCTGCTGAAGCATCAAGATTAAACCTTACTAAAGAAGATGCAGAGAAACTTCTACATCTAAAAGACTCTGCTTTTAAAAAGGCAGTGGCACAAAAAGAGAAAGAATACTCAGATAGAATTGAGAAAGCGAGAAAAGAAATTGAAAACGATCCGGATTTTATTGGCGACAAGAAAGAGCAATCTTTTGCATCAATCAGCCGAGCAGTAAAAGAGTTTGGAGATCCTGAGTTAATTAATCTACTAAACACCCCGGAAGTTGGAAACAATCTCGTAATAGCTAAATTTTTAAAGAGAATCGGTGACGCAATAGCTCCAGATAGTTTGCCGGGCAAGGGAGTTTCTTCAGCGCCTGCAGCAAAAAACAGTGAGACATTGCAGAGTTGGTATCCAGAATTTTTTAAATAGTGCTAAAAATTTGTTGACTCTAAATTAATCTCGCATCATGCTAGAATAGTCGAAGGCAATTAGATGCTTTTAAAAGGAAAAATAATATGGCTCTACTAAATGCACAGTATCCTACACTACTTGATTTGGCAGTTATGCCAGAGAACAAAGACGTTGCAGATGTTGTTAATCTTCTTGCAGCACAAAACCCAATTCTTGAAGATGCTCCTGCCTTCGAGTGTAACCGCGGTTTATCTCACGAAACTACAGTAAAAACAGGTCTTCCTGAAGTTACTTGGGGTCGTCTTTATAAAGGTATCCCTGCAGGTAAAGGGAATATGCAGACAGTAAAAGATACTACTGGCTTCGTAAACTCTGCTGCTGAAGTTGATACTCGTTATGTTGACATCTTCGAAAAAGCAGAAGAGAAAGCTTCTGTTCGTATGGAGATGGCTGCAGATCACCTTGAAGCAATGGCACAAGAAATGGCAACAGCTATTTTCTACCACGATTCTTCAGTTGATCCTTCTAAGCCTATGGGGCTTTCTCCACGTTTCAATTCTTTGAGCGCTGAAAACGGTTCTCAAATTATCGATGGTGGCGGTACAGGAAATGATAACACTTCAATCTGGTTGATTACTTGGGACAAGCGCTCTTGTCACTTGATCTACCCTAAAGGTCATAAAGCAGGTGTTGAGCGTAAAGATCGCGGTATCATTCCTGCTACAGATTCTAACGGCGACCGTTATATGGTTTACCGCGAAGAGTTCTCTATGCACTTTGGTTTAACTGTTCGTAACTGGCAATACCTAGCTCGTGCTTGTAACATCGACGTATCTGATCTTCAGATCAATGCTTCTACAGGTGCAAACGTTGTTAATATTATGACAGAAATGTACTACGCTCATAAAGGCAGAAGAACTAGCATGGGTAAGACATGTTTCTACATGAACACTACTCTTGTTAAATTCTTGGATTACCAAGCTCGTCTTGAGCAAGGAAATAACCTTTTCCTTACTTTCGACAAGTACGGCCCGAATGCTAAAGAAGTTCTTATGTTCAGAGGCATTCCTATCCGTGAGTGTGATGCGATTCTTAACAGCGAAGACAGGGTTGTTTAATATAACAAAGTAAAGAGGTAAATATGATTCTCGATCAACTATCACTTCTCTCAGATGCTCAGTCCATCACTGCTTCTGCAGCATCTCAAAATGTATATGACCTCGGGGAACCGGGATTCATTACTTATAACTCAGGCACAGGCGCTAAGGCTCAGCTTAAAAGAAGCTTCCCTAAATCTGCTCATATCCCACTTCTTATCCAAGTTGTTGAGGATTTCTCAGGTTTAACATCTCTTAAGCTTAAAGTTCAGTCTGACGATAACTCTAGCTTTTCATCTCCAAAAGATTTGATTTGCCAAGACGTTCCTCTTTCTGATCTTAAAGCAGGCTTTATCTCAGCTATCGATAAAGTTCCTGGCGAAATCAAAGAGCGTTTTATCCGCGTATTCTTTGAAGTTGTTGGCGGCCCGGCTTCTGCAGGTAAAGTTACTGCAGGAATCGTCGGAGCAGTTGACGAGTCTTACAAAGGGTAATTAAAATAGTATAAAGACTAACGGCCACGCTCTCGTAGCGTGGCTTTTTTGTATGAGGGAGTTCCAATGTCGAAAGAAGAATCAGTATCAATTCAAGTCACAGCTATTGCAACAGGCTACTACAAAGGACGAGTCATCCGCGAGGGTGAGAAGTTTCTCTTTGAAGGCAAGCTAAACAATGGTAGATTTCCATTATGGGTTAAAACTCCAGAAGAGTACAAGCCTGCAAAGAAAGCTTCTAAAAAAGCTGAAAAGCAACAAGAGGTCGACGATCTCGTTTAATCGTAAGGGGCAGATATGCTTTATAAAACGGATATTGCTAATCTTGCTCTTGGACGTCTAGGCGTATCCCTATCAGTCGTTGATCTTGAAACAGAAAATTCACAACAAGCTAAAATAATTAGGCGTCATTTTCGGATGGCGCTTGATAGTCTGCTAGAGATGCACGATTGGAATTTTGCAACAAAGTATCTTCCTTTAGTACTTCAGCAAGAAGATCCTACTCCGATGTATAAGTATTCGTATGTAGTACCTTCAGATGCTTTAGTAATTAGAGAGATTGCAAGAGAAGGTTTCTTCGCTAATAGAAATCAATACAATGACGAGAAAGAGAAATGGCATCAAGTCTATTCCTCTAGCGGTCAATTGATTTACAGCAATACTCCAGATGCACATGCAAAATATACAGTAAGAATTCCAGATAATATCTCCATGCCTAACCACTTCGGAAGAGCATTGGCGGCACAGCTATCGATGGACATTGCACCTTCACTAATTACCAATAACTTTGGAAAGGTTAGAGACACGATAAACGCAGATGCTAGAATTGATATATCGATGGGAATTGCAGACGATCTAGGCAGACAACCACAGATGGAGGATTCGCTTAGTCCGTTTATTCGAGCTAGGCATAAATAGCTATGGCATCAGGAAAACAAACGTCGTTCCAATTTGGTGAAGTATCCCCATCGCTTCGATTTAGATCGGATGCTGTATCGTATAGTTCAGGACTATCAAAGCTTAAGAACATGTACGTTCGGCGTGCAGGTGGCGTAAGCAATCGTGCAGGTACTACTATTGTTTATACTTTAGAAGAAAAATTTTTAAAACCTGATGGCCTTGAATATTACACTCCCGAAGAAATATTAGATGTAAAGTATTTCAGTTTTTATTCTCCGACAGGGGGATTGAATACAATTTCTTGCATTCAAACAACATCAGAAATTTTACCCAATAGATTATATTTTAATGACAACTTAATAGATGAAGTATCATTTCAAAACGTGACAGCATCGACCTTAATTAACGCTCCAAGTCCTGAAGCCATAAAGTTTACCTACACAAAAGATGGCGTATTTATAACGCCCTCATGCTCATTTGAAGGAAATGATCTTGAAATAGATAGCGGCAACATCATGGTAGATTTTCAAGGAAAGGCGATCCTATTTCACAAAGATCCACAACTACATGCAGAAGGAACATCCACAGTAAAAGCAGTGGGCATACCACCTTTTTTACCTGCCTCATATTTAGTAACAGCAATTCTAAAAGATGGGACAGAAGTTAAAGTAACATCTCAAAGTAATATAGGATATGATCCATCGACGTGGGATGAAAATGACCTGACTGGAAAAATAGTATATCCGTCATCATCAGTGTCGGCATACCTTAAAATAGAGTTTACAAGTACGTACCTTTCAAGACTCGCACAGGTTAAATTTTTTAACATATACCGATCAGCAGGTACGTCAGAAACAAATAATTTTTATAAACTGGCAGCAAAAATACCTTATGATGGATCTTCCCTAATTGTATCTACAAGTGATTATGGGGCAGACTTTGCGGCCGAAACTCCTCCACTAGACAATAGCATATATGGGCAAACATTTTTAGATAGCGCGATAAACTCTGTCTATTATCAGCAAAGATTAATAATGTCTTTTAGCCCATACTTTCAGAATATCAAACCGGGAGAGGCAGCAGCATCGAAGATTGGGGCGCCAAAGCAAATGATTGCTCCTCTTATATTTAATGAAATAGGTGCATTTACTTTTAGCGTACCTATTCAAGATGGCAGTCCCATAGTCGGATGGCTATCAATGGATAGGCTTATTGTACTTACTTTAAAAGGCACATATGTAATCAGAGGAGGAGAGCAAGGCGCACTCACCCCTACGACTATTAATCCGTTAAGAATATCTTTAGAAGGATGTGATCCATTAGTTCAGCCTAAAATGAGTGGACGCAGAGGCTACTTCATTAATAGCAGAAAAACAAAATTAATGGCGATCCAGTTCGGAGATGACGGAAACCTAAATGTGTTTGAGGCATCACTATTCTCGGATCACTTAATTGATGAAAACATAAAAGAGCTTGAAGTTGTTGGCGGGATTGAAGACACAGTGTATCTTCTTACAGACTCAGGAAAAATTGTACGTGTTACATGTACAGATGATGGGATTCATGGATTTTCAAGGGTAGAAACTCAAGGCGAAATTAAGCACATATTTAAGTTTGGCGACGTATTACGTGCAGTCGTTCACCGAAATGGTGTCAAGATAGTTGAGCAGTTTGAAGACAGATACGATAAAATAAGAGACAGAGAAATTTTTTCCGATTCCTCGGTAAGATTTGGATTTACGCTTTCTAAACTACCTGATGGCAGATATACAAGACTTGAGCATGTCACACCTGTTTTCCCTTTAGGATTTGATATTCTAGCAAACATTGAGGTTCCTTCTTCCGGTGTTTGGACAGAAGGGGAAGTGATCAAAATAAGAACTAACGGGCCAGTACTTCTAGGGCATTCTCAAGAATTCCAGTTTCATTTCTTTTATGACGATGCTCAAGGAAATACACAAACGCTTAGATTTATACCTAACTTTTCTTCAGAAGTAACTACAGGCGATCCTACTTGGACACATGAGCATTCAGGATACTTTCTTTCTACAGTTCCAGAATCTTTAAGAGATGTTAAAAATCAGAGTATATCTGACAAGGAAAAGTTATCAAGGCATTCAAGATTTGCACCTGCAATAAATAAACTTGAAAATCTATTTTCTATAGAAACTATGTACGAAGTCTTAGGTGGGCAGGAAGAGCAATATCCTCTTTCAGTCGTAGGCGACGGAGAAGTAATATCATCTCCAAACTCTTTGAACCTTCCTATTCTATATATTGAAAAGGTAGGGGCAAATACGACTTTAAATCTTCAAGATTATTTTTCATACGGATATTTTGGAATACCCTATGATTGTGAGTTTGAAACTCTTGATCTTGAAACAAGCGGAGAAAGAACAGTCACAGATGCCAAGAAGCTTATCAATGCTGTTGGCCTGGGGCTTATGGAAACTCGTGGCGGATTCGCAGGAATACCAGAGCAAACATTAGAAAACATGACTCCGATTGTTACCCGAGAAGATGAGTCACTTAATAATCAAACCAAAAACTTTAACGGACATATCGTAGTTCACATACCGACAGAATGGAATGAGCCAGGACGAGTCACAATTAAACATGTGGATCCTTCACCTATTTCCATATTGTCAGTGTATCCTAAAGGCATAGCAGGAGATTAATATGGGACTCAGAAGCAGTACAAACCCAATGGATCTAAGCAGTATGGTGGGGCGGCGAATTGCTGACCCTTTTCAAAGAGAAGAATATGTTACCGTTACGGGCGTAGACTCTGTAAAAAATATGGTGACAGGAGTTACTAAAAGCGGAAAACAAATATCCATGGGCGGCGGATCTATAAACGTCGATACGGGCGCTCCCGTAACTGACTCCACTAAAGGCGTAATAACACCTGCATCTTCACCAAGCAAAATAGTAAGAATTCAAAAAGAAACGCTAGAAAAAACGCCTTCAGTATTTGACCCGGGCGCAGATCTATCTATGCCTACAGGAGAAGCTAGAACGACCGCAGATGTAATTGAAGAGCAAGGAGTTAAGAATAGAGAACTTGCTTTTATGTTAGCAGGAGCTCAACTATTTTCTGACGTATTTAATGCCAATGCTGCATATGCTGCTGCATCAGGTCAGGCGCAATTAAACATCATGCAAGCTAGAAATCAAGCTGCAGATGCGCTTTATCGTGGACGTCAGGCGCAAATGGAGGCACAATCAGAAGGAAGAAGAGCAGGCGAAAGTGCACTACTTGCCATGGCCGTACAAGGTCAAGACGTAAGCGGATCTGCAGTTCAGAAAATACAGGGATCCTACGAAGCGATGGGAGTATTTAACGGAATGAGAGAAGAGATCAACGCTGTAAGAGAAGCACTAGGATATAAACTTGAAGAAGTTGCCTATGACTATCAGATCAGAAATGCAGGGATTGCAAGACAGTCGGCGATCATTGGATCAGCTATTAACTTTGGCGCAAGTGGCATAGGGACATTATAATGGGACTAAGATCACCGCAAGACTTATTAAGACCGAGCAGACTTCAACCTCAGGCATCTGTAAGATTTCAGGGCGCTCAAGCACCACAGATAAATGTAGATCCATTAATTAAACGAGTTCAGCAAGTCGATGAACAGCAGTTAAAATTAGCCCAGGCCAATGCTGATAACGAACAAGAAGAGAAGCGTATCAGTGCACAAGGCGAACTTGCCGTATCTAAAGGTATGGATGCGGTTGAAAAATCTCAGGCGCTTGAAAGAAAGCTATCTGAGGATTACGAAAAGACAATTCAAAAATATCCAACAAGATTTCAACCAATTCTTAAAGCACAGGCAGCAAGTAATCTAAATAAATTTAGAGCATTCCAAGTCCCTTATGTCTCAGGACAAGTGAATCAAGTTGTAGACAAGACATTCGATGTTCAACTCTCCAACAAGATGAACTTTGCTATTGAGAGCTCAGGGGATCAGGAACTATTTTCCAACCAAGCACTCGCAGAAGTGGCACAATCGTTGTCAGAAAAGGCACGTCGAAAGTATGGAAACGCTCCAGAAGTAGAGCAATACATTGTTCAAAAAGGTATTTCAGAAACTGTCAGACGTTCGGTAGAGCAGCAGCTTAAGGCCGGAAACATGGCAGTGGCATCTGAGATCATGCAGAATCACAATGACAAAGTGATTCCATCTGATCGCGACAAAATCAATAAAGCTTTAAGATCAGCAGAGCAAGATCAAGCAACAAGAGAGCCACTTGATTTAGCTACAATGATTATGCAAGAGACAGGAGATGATCTCGTCGCTGCAGAAAATATGGCCAGGAAACTGGCGCCAAATACTAAAGTCTATAAAGATGTTAGAGATGTCATTAGAACACAATTTAAAATTGAAAAAGATCAAAGTGAAAGAGCAGACCTAGACACAATGTCTCGTCTTACAGAAAGACTAGCTCGTGGGGATATGCCTTCCGCTTCTGAGTTTAACAACATTAAAGATTATGAAAAAAGAACTAAGTTCATTAGCTCTGTAAATAAAAGCAAAGGAACTTTAGGGGTTATAACTAATCAGCAAGTGCGTGATCAGCTACTAGATCAACTATCAAATGCTACTCCTGAAGAGGCTGAAGCAGTTAATCTAAAAGCCTACAAGCTTGAACTTGGTGCAGAAGATTACACTATGCTTGAAAAGTTAAAAATTGATTTAGCAAAGAAAGATGCTAACGGCAGATACAAAGCAAGAGGCAGTGACTTTAGAGAGATTCGTGGGCTAGTAAATCAGTTCAGTCGTGGTCTTGATAGAGGCAAAAGAGAAAAACTAGCTACCATTGCTATGAAAGAATATGAACGAGTTCGCGATACTAATCCTAACTACGACATTGCAGATATTAAAAAGTCTGTAATGGGTAGACTATATCGCGACGGATTAATAACTACAGAAAAAAGCAGCATGTTTGGGCTTTTTAAATCCAAGTCTACCGATGTTGCCAAAACACTAGATCCTCTAGGCGGCAAACAAGTCCACTCGTCGTGGTTAAATTATATAAGAAAATCTTACGGCGATAGACTTAACGAAGATGATGAAGCTAAAGTTTTATTAAGACTAATTGAGCTTCATGGAGAAGACACACTTAAGAAACCGTTTGCTAAAAGATAGAGGGGAATTGTGGGAATCAAAGCTTCAGAACAAATCATTAACAAGATTAAAGAATTCGAAGGGTTTAGTGCAACGCCTTACCTAGATGCAAAAACAGGTAAGTATGCAGTTGGGTACGGGGATACAAAAGACTCTGCCACTCCTGTAACAAAAAAGGATGCCGACCTTAGATTAAGAAAGTGGATGCAGACTGCAGAGCAAGAACTAGGCTCAGTCATCAAAAGACAAGATCTTCCTCAAAACAGGCAGGATGTTCTTATTGATATGCACTATAACTTAGGGCTCACAGGCATGAAAGGAATCATCGACAGAGTAAATTCTGGTGATGATGAAGGCGTAGGCAAAGCTATTCTTGAGTATGTGAATACTACAGATGCGGCCACAGGTAAGAAGTTTCAACTAGATTCACTAAAGAAAAGAGCAGCATATCGAGCGCAACTATGGAATAGCGCAGAGGTAATCTCTCCTAATCCCTTCGATAGGCCAAGCACTCAAGCTGATTCAGCACCCGGAGCTTTTGTTGCCGGAGATGATTTTGATATTGATCTGGATAGCATTGTCAATGAAGTCGCGCCACAACAAGCGCAGCCGTCTAACGCTCCGGTAGTAGATGACTACTTCATCGCTGAAATGGATGATGTCGTTAATGATGTACTGACAAACAAAGATCAGCCTGCAGAATCTGCAAAGCCTCAAGATACTAAAAGCGTACTTGATGCTGCATCGGATGCAACATTTAGAGAAAGTTCTTCTCAATGGTTAATGCGCAGGTCAGAGGCAGAAAGAATATCGAAGAAGCTTGGCATAGGATTACTCGAGGCCAGGGATCTTCTAGCCGATAGTAGCGCAGAGGATATTCTCGCCAGAAATGCTAATGGACTTACTGCACAATACTTTCCTGCAGTATCTCAATGGGCAAAGAATCCTGATAACTATGTCATGATGAAAAAGACAGGTGAGCTTCCTCATCGTATTGAATTAAAAACTAAAGCCTTAAATACTGATAGTAATTTTGTAAAAGCACTTCGATCTAATGAGATTACGCTAAAACGATATGCTACGCATTTTCAAATGCTGTATGGGGGATTGGATACTAATTCAGGAAAGAGGGCGCTATTTGAGCTTGATCAGAAAGCCAAAGAATTTAGACCAGTAAAAGATTTTGCAGCTAGAAAAAAGATCGAAACATACTGGAATAGCGGTGAGCAAGGCGTTCGTAAAATCATGCAAGGGGAAGTGCTTCAAGGGGCATACGAATCTCTAAGCAATTATCTATCTGCGATTGCCTCATACGCAGGGGATCCTGATGAGTATATGGAGGAGATTGTATCCAGTGCATCATCTTTTGCACCATCTGCATTAACTATTACAGGTGGAATTTTGGCATCTACAGGTGCAGGCGCAACTGCAGGGGCAACATTAGTAGTCGGAGGTACAGGGCTATCTCTTTTATTATCTTTTGGATCCAGAATGGATGAACAGCTTCAAGAGTTTAGACGTCCGGACGGTAGCATAGATTATGATAGAGCGTTTAGTGATCCAGAAAGAGTGGCTACTTGGAGAGCACAGTCGGCCATATATTCAGGTGCAATGTCTGTTTCAGACTTTTTACTTGGAGGAGTCGCAGGTAAGATTGCAGCTAAAGGTGCAGGTGTAATTCCTAAAATACAAAAGATTGCCACTGCTTCTGTCATTGAAGAGGGTGGATCCGAGTTCACAGCATCGACGGCAGCAGATGCTTATGTAGGAAAAGGCATTGAGAATCTTCCAAAGAATATAACTGCAGCAGTAAGAGAAGCAACAGTATCTCCGGGCTTTATTGCTACAGGATCAGCAATTGCAAACGGATCAGTCCTTACCGCAGAGTATGCTAAGAAGGGCGCTAATAAGATGCTATCTAACATTAAGAAATCTGCAGCGGCCAAAGATCGCGCAGAGACTCTTAAAGGCATCAGACAAGAAATCTTAAAAAGTGATGACGCTAAACAAAACAAAACAATTGTACAAGATCTTATTGTCGAAGCAGGATCCGATAAATCTCGATCTCCTGAAATCTATAACGACGAAACAGATACAGTAAGTGATAAAGAAATTGCGGAAAAAGAAAAGATCGATCAGGAAGGGATTGTACTATTTACTCCATCTGAGTTTAATGAGTTTGTCACATCGAAGGGTTTTGATCCTCAGATAGTCATTCAAAATCTTAGCCCAGAAGTACAAGACCAATATATTAAGAATAAAGAATCTGACTCAAGTGTTTCAGTAACTATTGACGAATGGCTTACATTTCAAACAGATGATGCAATCGAAGGCATCGACGATATTGCTCGTTTCCCTGACATTGGAATCAATGCAAAGGAAGCGGCAGAAATTGCCGATGATGTCTTTACTAATCCTATGTCGTTCCTGCAATCGGCATACCATGGAAGTCCTTATCGTTTTGATAAGTTTTCTACTGCAGCCATAGGTACAGGTGAAGGTGCTCAGGCATTTGGATACGGCCTTTACTTTACAGAAGATAGAGACATCGCTGAATGGTATAGAGAAAAGCTAACTGAATATTCAAAAACATTTACAAAAGATGGAAAGACTCTCAATACTGGAGGTCTTGCGCTACCTATTGAAGCTTTAAAAGAGTATTATACTCCTGGCCAAATTGTTCCAGGCTATGCCTCAAATCAAAAAGTTCTTCAGTTTATTGATGGGGATGAAGAAGGATGGTATGTAGAAACAATTTCTGTAGACGCACAAGGAAATGAAATTCCGGGAGAAAGACCTCGCACACATTTTACCACTCCAGATTCTAGAACATTTAAAAAAGTCATGGAATCAAGAGGATGGCAAACTGATAAAGGTCAAACCTACGAAGTTGAAATTCCTGAGAAAGAGCAGATGCTTGATTGGGAAGAAACATACTCTAAGCAATCTGAATATGTAAAAGACAGATTAGATTCAGTAATGAAACAAATATACAAAACTGATCCTGAAGTAAAATGGAAATCAGGAAAAAGTTTTTACAAAGCTATATCTAATCAATTAGGTAGCGATAAGAAAGCTTCTAACTTTTTAAAAAGCAAAGGAATTTTCGGAATTCAATATTCTGCTCAAGGCGGAAAGAGCGATAAGAAAAATTTTGTAATCTTCGAGGATAGAGATGTTGAAATCGTAAGATCATTCTATCAAACATCAGAAGAGGATCTACCACCTCCTGTTCCTGGCCAAGAGCCTAGTGACGTCGTAGCAGAGCCTATTGAACCTATGCAAATTATTGAACCTTCACAAGCTGAAGGTAATATTGTAATGCGTCCTGTTCAGCTACTATCGAAGTTTAGAAATAAAAAAGAGCAAAGATTAATGACTCAGATTTTAGCAGGTCTAAAGAGAGCAACAAAGCTGACAGGCGAAATACCTAAAGAATCTTTAGATGCTATTGCTGAGATTCAATATTCTCATCTAAGATTTAGGGCAGAAGTTTTAGGCATGCGCCCTGAAGAACTTATGACTATGCAGTTTGGAGTTTTAACTGCCGCAGAAAAGGCAAGAAAAAAACTTAAAGAAAATACGATAGGTGTATTTACTTACGACATTACTACAGAAAGATTACCTTACGGGCTAACTAAACTCCTTATTGATCCGAACGCAGATCTAAGTACTGTCACACATGAGCTTGGCCACTCGTGGTTACATGACATGGCCAGAGACAGTGAATTCATATTCGCTATCCCAGAAGAGCAATTAACTGATAGGCAGCGAGAGTACAAAACTGCAATGCAAGATACTGCTGAACTATTTGAACTAGGTAACATATCGGATATTCTTAACCTTCCTAAAGAGCAGCAAACAAGAATTCACGAAACATTCGCTCAGACTGCAGAAAAATATTTCTACGAAGGTAAGTTTGAAAATAATAAATTCAGACAAGTACTAGAACATTTTAGACAATTCTTAAAACGCATCGCCATGTCAATTGGTAATGCCTATAAGCAATATCCTCCATTTAAGATCAATCCTAAGATTGAAAGGATCTTTGAAACTATCTTAGGCGCATCGGACAAGATAGAAAATACATTGTACCCGATGTTCCCTGAGCCTATGTTCGACGCAAATATGCTTGGGGCCGATGGCGCTAAATATCTTGAAACTCAACAAGAGGCAAGAAGTAGAGCAATCGGGGACACCTATACTAAAGCATTTATCAAATCTGAAAAAGAGCGCGAGACTGAAGCACTTGCACGTCTTGAAGAGTTTAGAGTTAAGGCAGAAAACGAAGTTGATGCACAACCGACATTCCTTGTTCTTAAATATTTTAAAGACAATTATGCTCAGTATGTTGAAGGCGGAAAGCAAGGAACGGATCCACGACTTAGTTTTAATTCGATCGCTAGAGTATTTTTTGGCGGCGACGTGGAAGGCGCATCAGCTTTTAGGCAACGCGTACCTTTTCAGGTCATGGCATCTAAAGGCAAAGGTGGAATCGAAGTCGATCAGTTTATGGCAGATAACAACATAAACGACTACACAGAGCTAATGACTGCAATGATTGAAATGAGTCAGAGAGATGAACTCATCAATGACTTAGTAAATCAACAGATCGATGCCGAGATCCCACTACTTAAGACAGACGATGAAATTCACAAAATAGCTGAGAAAGCCGTACAGAATAAGGGCAAAGAAAAACTAATGCAGCTTGAGATGAAAATCCTGGCTGAGAAATATTTGCCTACTCTAAAAGGTGTAGCATCAAAGTTAATTAATCCTGCCAGATATACAGGTAAAGATTCTAAAGAGCAGATCGAAAGATTGGCAACATCGAAGATTATGCAGTCGGCAGCTTATAAGTTTTCACCAAAAAGATTTCTTATTGATTCAGATAGAAAAGGAAAGTCGGCAGCTAAGAACTTTAAATCAAACGATATTGTATCAGCACTTGAGGACAAATATCAGCAGATGGTAAATTTCAAAGCATTTGAAACTGCTGAAAAAGTTTATTCTGTTTTTGTTAAGATGGATAAAGATCTTAGAAAGATTGTTAAGTATGCAGGTAAGAAAGCAGCAGCTAATCGCTATGATCTTGATCTACTGAATCAAGGCAAGCGGATAATCATGGAGTCTGAATCAGGAAAGATTTCTCCGATTGCTATAGACTTTATTAGCGATGCGAGTGCAATTGACCCGTCGATGGTTAAGATGATTAACGATCTTATCAACAGATACAATGACTTAAGCTATGGTGGGCCAAGAATAAAGAACAACGTAGCGGCAGCGCTATCGTTTGGAAACTTAATGAACGGGATATTAAAAGCATCATCGGCGGCGGCCAGGCTTAAGAAAGACCTAAAAGATGCAGATAGAAACGAAATGGGTGACGCCGTTGCTTCGGAAGTATCTCAATACGCAGGGACTTTAGATCTTAAAGAAGGAAGACTTAAAGACACACTTAACATTCGATGGCTCATGGAATCTCTTATCGGAAGAAAAGATTACTATAAGAGCCAGATGTTTAAAATTATTTCTGACGTCACTACATCTGAGAGTAAGTCTTCGGTAAGAAAGAAAAAGACTAAGATCAGAATCCAAGATGTTTTAAAGCCTATCTATAAGAACAATCCTGGCCTAGAGGCTGTCTTTAATCCTATCGGAAAAAGACTTCCAGAATTTGCACAGAAAGCTTTAGGGATTTTACCTAAGCCTATCGCAATGCCTGAGCTTGGAATTACTTTTGAAAACGATGGCGAGCTAATTAAGTTCATGACGCTTATGGGCAGTAATTCTGGTGCAGTCGAAGTTTTACTAAGAAATGCCCAGATCGATATTTCCTATGTTTTAGATCCCGATACTAATGAAGCTACTCGTGATGTGGACTTAACTAAATATCAAGAGGCCATGAATCGATTGATCAAAGAAGGTAAAGTCAACATCGGGCATATTAATGCTGTTAATGAAATTTGGAAGGTATTTGAAGAGCTCCATCCTGAGCTTGAAAGTACAATGAGAAAAACAGATAACATACCTATCGGTAAGATTAAAGCTAGATCAATTACAGTAAACGTCGATGGTAAGGATGTTATACTTACGGGAGGATACGCGCCGATCTCTGTTAATGCAGATTTTAAATCAGCAACGAGTGATTCGGATTATATGCCTATAGATACTAACGGAGTACCTTCATCGACGTTTGTTCAAAGAACTAACTTTACCAAAGAGCGTACAGGTGGGGTGGACAAAATTGACCTAGATATTTCTACTCTTACAGCATACACAAATGCTGCAATTGATATTATTGAAATGCGCGAAGCACTTTCTAATTTTAGAAATATTATGCTTACTCCTCAGGCAAAAAATGCAGTTGAAGAGAAAGCACCGGGCGCATACAGAAACGTAATTCTTCCATGGTTTAACAGAACTACAAGACAGGTTTACACAGAATACTCAAACGATCTAATGGATCGATACGCGCGCGTAGCACGCAAGGGAGTCAACACTGTACTCTATTCTCTTAACATTGCTTCAGGTCTTAGACAGAATCTAGGGCTATTGCAAGCAACAAGACGGGTAAAGAAGCGTGACCTAGTGGCAGCATCCATCGAATCGTACCTGAAGCCTAAAGCAGTTGCATCTCAAGTACTTGGTAAATCGCCATTTATGCAAGAGCGATACGATACGTCTATTAAAGATGCGCACAGATCGATGGATCTTCTTAATACTAATTTTGATTGGGTTACGTGGACAGATGACAAAATTAACCTACTTGCTACTTTCTTTGCTCAGTACTTTCAGCAACGCGTAGACTTGGCCACTTGGAGTGCAGCATATACTAGACAGTTAAAAGAAGGAAGATCTGAGCAGGAAGCCATAGCAGTCGCAGACGATGTTGTAATGAGAACTCAGGGATCGATGGCGGCATCAGCACTTTCCAATCTTCAAGCAGGTACAGATCTTAAGAAACTATTTCTCACTGCAACAAGTATTCCTTTAATTAACTTAAATGAGCTTGGGCTAGAGATCAGAGACAATAAAGATAATCTTAATAAAGTTAAAGGTCTTTCAGGCGCATTGACTGTTCTTGTTGCCGGGCCTGTACTTTTTGAAGGTTACTTCCAAGCTGCAATTGATTCTATTTTTGGTGCAGATGATGAGGAAGAGGATGAGGAGTTTAAGAAAGAAAAAAGAATGGCAGTGCAAATCACAGGATCCACAATCTCGACGACTGCTCCAGTTCTTGGAAGATTCGTAGAGAGCTATATCGTTTATGGATCCGCTAGTTCTGGCCCAGTATCTAACGTCATAGGTCGAGGAGAGGCTGCAGGAAGTGGCATTAAAAATCTTTATCGCGGCGTCAGTTTGAATGACAGAGAGAAGAAAGCACTACTTGATATGTCAAGCTTTCTAACCGGATCGGGGGTATTCACTATGACAGGCAGAGCACTACAGTATTATAACTTAGGCAAAACAGAAGAGGAGATGGCGGAAGAAAGAGCAATAAGACGCTATCAATTAGAAGATTTACAGAACGAAATAGATTAAACTAGCAATAGCTAATTGATGTTGACTTAAATGCCTATAAGGCTGCATCATTAATAAAGTTAAGGAGTGGCTTTTGATACCTTTAAATACGCCCGTAATTCTAAGTTTTGTAGGCGATGGTACGGAACAAATTATTTTTCCGGTATCTTTTCCTACTTTTGAAGATGCAAACATCGAAGCCGAAATAGTTTCGCCATTGGGCGAATCTGTCATTTTAGTGAAAGATACGCACTATGTTTTAGATAGTATTGGAATTCCTAATACTGACGCAACATTTATTTTAGAAGTAAGCCCAGACTTTGAGTGGACTAATCCTAATGGTCTTAAGCAAGACTATACTTTAAAGATCAAGTTTTCTACTAATGCCTTTCAACCTGCCAAGCTAAGAGATCTTGGACGCTTTGCGCCAGAGGTCTTAGAAAAAGTAGCTGATAGATTGACAATGAACGTACTTGCCCTTCGAGGGTTAGTTACTGAAATTGCGTCAGAGTTTCAAGTGCTATCGGATAAAGTCGATACTTTCGAGGAAAGCATATCGAATTTAGTCGATGAAAACGTAGATCAGCAACAAGAGATTGATGCCCTTGAAACACAGGCAAGTGCTTTAGGTGTGACAAGTTTAGATCATGAATCTCGCATAGCAGCATTAGAGAGTGCTCCGGCAGTATCATTTGATGTAGAACTTAAGAGTGCAAACTTTACTGCCGAGTTTGGTAAAGTTTATGTGGTATCAAATAGTTCACAAAGCATTCCTGGCGATGGGCTTACGGGCGCATTCCCAATATCATTCGCTTTTGTAAATTCTGCAGATCTTGAGGTTAAGGTTATATCGCCGTTATCGGTGGTTACTGTCCTCGAGTCTCCACTCCATTATAATGTTTTAGATACTGATATTTATTTGCAAGGTGGCCCTTTTGCTTGGATTAGCGACGGAGGCTTCGGCGGTCTTGAAGTTGGATGGACTTTAGTTATTGAGCTTAATAATTTATCCGTCACATTACCGCCACCAGACGCAAATAAAATCATAGACATAAAGAAACTAGGAAGCAATTTAGTCACTTTAGTAAGAAGCGGTTCTGAAAAAATTGATGATGTTGCATCTAATAAAAGTTTAACATCGGCGAAGGAATCGGTTACACTCATTTCTGATGGTGTAGATTGGTTCATAATTTAGGAGAGCTCCATGAGTCAAACAATAGTAATCAAAGGACTACACGACGAAGACAATGATCCAATCGTTTCTATGGGGTCTAGCTTCATTTCGAAGTCATATCAGTTTGGTTCTAATCTACATTTAGGTGTTCACATGTTCTGGGATCAACCAGTAACAGGAACTTTATTTCTTGAATATTCTTGCGATCCTGTTGATTCAGATGGCGTACAGAATTGGGTAGTTAAAAACGAAATACCTGTCACTACTGCAGATCAATCACAAATGATCCTTGATGCCAATGTTCCTGTAGTCTCTTTTCGTATTAGATTTGTGAGGGTATCAGGAAGCGCAGCGCTAAGTAGCTATGTAATTCTTAAGACCGGAGGGGCATAGCATGGCACTTCAGGACAATAGACTCGCATGGCAGGACGACATTGCTCGTCTTGAAGAAGAGATTGCAGAATTACAATTAGGTGAAATCCCTGAGCTTGATGCTATTGGCGATAGAGTTACAACACTCGAAGGTCAAGTAGTATCTATCAGTGGTGAACTTGCTCAAGAAATTCAAGATCGTACAGACGAAGTAGCTGCACTACAAAATGCTTTAAGCACTGTATCTAATAATTTAGACCAAGAAATTCTCGATAGACAATCAGCAGATACTGCAATCGGTTTAAACATCGATGCGGTAGAATCATCGATTGCTCAGGAGATCTTAGATCGACAAGCTTCTGACAATACTTTAAGTTCTGAGATTGTGAGAGTTGAATCGGACTTTGCTGTTGATGTTCAAGACATTCAAACTGCACTTGCTCAAGAAATTCTTGATCGTCAAAATGCCGTATCTCAAGAAATTGATGATCGCCAAGATGCAGATACTGCCATTGGTTTAGAGATTGACGCTGTTCAAGCTTCGGTTGCTCAAGAGATCCTTGATCGCCAGGCCGCGGATACTGCCATCGGTTTAGACATCGATGCTGTTGAATCTTCAATTGCTCAAGAAGTTATTAATCGTCAAGCTGCTGATACTGCTATCGGGTTAGAGATCGACGCTGTTGAATTAGCACTTTCGCAAGAAGCTGCTAGTCGTGAACTAGAAGATGCTCAAACTTTAGCTGACGCTCAAGGATACGCTGACTCACTTCACACTGCTCAAGGCTTAGAAATTGATGCCGTCGAAGCGGCTATCTCGTCAGAACAATCGGCTAGAATTTTAGGAGATCAAAATCTCCAAGATCAAATTGATGACTTAGAGGGTCTTGAAGGTGACGTAAGAGGGGATCTCGATGATCTTGAAGCTTACGCCTACAATACACAAGCTGATCTTGATCAAGAAGTTTTAGATCGTCAAGCTGCTGATACTGCTATTGGATCAGACATCGATGCTGTTGAGGCTTCTTTAGCTCAAGAGATTCTTGATAGATCTTCAGCAGATGGACTTCTTGATGGAAGACTAGACATCGTTGAGCCTAAAGTTACAACACTTGAAAGCGAGATGGATGCTGCTCAGTCAGATTTAATATCTATCGACGGAAGACTTGATGCAGTTGAGCCTAAAGTTACAACACTTGAAAGTGAGATGGATGCTGCTCAATCTAGTATATCTACTCTTCAGTCAGATGTAGCTGCTATTGAAAACTCAGTTGGCCAGGCCGGAGGTCTTGTACCTCTTAACGGATCCTCTCTTATTGATGCACAATACCTACCATCATACGTCGATGATGTTCTTGAATTTGCTAACCTTGCAGGATTTCCGGCAATTGGTGAAACAGCCAAGATCTACGTAGCACTTGATAACAGCAAATGCTATCGGTGGTCTGGCTCTCAATACATTGAAATTAGTGCAAGTGAAGTAAACTCAGTAAATACTAAAACAGGTGTAGTAGTTCTTAATGCTTCTGATATTCTAATGGTATCTGAAGTTAAGAGCATTGAGCAAAAACTTGTTGATCTTAGTGCTGCAGATGTTGCACTTGATGGACGACTAGATACTGCAGAATCAAATATCACTTCGCTACAAAGCGACATGACTCAAGCGCAGTCCGACATCGTAAACTTAGGATCGGACATTACTGATCTCGAGGCATATGCTGACAGCATTCAAAGTGAAGTTGACGATCTTGAAGCTTTCTCTGGTGGAAACTCAGAGGACATCGATGCGCTTAACGCTTCTGTTGCCGCATTAGAATCTTCTGTATCTTCAATTGATACTAGAGTTCAAGCACTTGAGGCTGAAGGGCATTTTGTTGCTCACGCAATGCAGGTTCCTATAGCAAGTTCGGCAGAACAAATATCTATTACGCTTGATCACTTAGCGGTGGCTGCGACTTTAGATGTCCACGTCGACGCTATGAAGGCACACAATATAAGAGACTTTAGCTTATCGGTAGTGGCCGGAAAAACAGTGATTACTTGGATTAACACTTTTGCAATCGGTGGAATTGAAGAAGTTGCCATCGGTGAAACAGCATATATTTCATATAGCTACGAGGTATAATTATGGCAACTATTTATGTTAAAAAAGATGGATCTGGAAATAGTACTACAATTCAAGGTGCAATCCCTCTTGCCTCTAGTGGAGATACTATCCTAGTCGAAGCAGCAGCTTTTGAGGAGAATATCGATCTCTACAAAGACGGGATTACAATTCAAGGTGCAGGTAAGGATCAAACTTTTATTATCGGTCAGCAACAAGCAAATTTTGTAAAAGCTGGATGTACTTGGGCATTAGGATCTACAACGATAAATGTAGCAGACACTAGCGGACTCAAGGCAGGGCACATTGTTTCTGCTTCAGGTATTGCGACTAACACAAGAATTGTTTCAGTTGGTGCAACATCATTCACAATTTCAGCTAACACAACAGCAGCTAAAACAAACGTATCTGTCACGATGGGCTTTATTGATTCTGCTATAAGATGGAGAGGGAATGGTAACACTCTTAAGAATGTTAAACTTTCCGCCATTCAAGCATTAGAAACGAGAGCAGCAAGTGACAACGGAGCGATCTATTTTAGAACGTCTGGTCTTGGTGCTGTTGCTGCACAAAACTACTTAATTGAGAATTGTGAAATCGAAGCTCGTGGAGAGTTTGCAATTGTAGCGGACAACACTGGGCCTGGCGGTGGAACTGTCACAGGATGCGTAATTAATGGAAAGACTTTTGTTGGTGAACAACCTGCTCAAGTTCACGCCTTTAGTTCACTAGCACTTTCTTGTAACATTCTTTCGTCAACCACTGTTGAACTACCATCATCCGATTATCTTGTTGATGTTAAAGTTGGGTCACCAATCTTAACTGTTGCAGGATTTACTCAATCAGGAACAACTGTTTCTGCTATCTCTGGAAATGTTTTGACTCTAAATAAGGCTTTGCTTTCTGGTGTTGGATCAACTCAGACTGTAACTCTTACAAACATTCAATTCAATATTCCTAACGTAGCTAGACAGCTAGTTGTGTTTCAACCTAACAACACTTCACCTGTAACTTTCACAAATAACATCATTAATGGTGTTACTGGTGGAGGCATTTCTTACAATCAAGCGGTGACTTGTGATGTCCCCGGATCCACTATTACGAGCAACACTTTCAATGGAGAATTCGGAGAGTTTAGTTATTGTTTACGCGTAAGAGGTATCAATAGTTCGATTAGTGGAAATCTAAATTTAGGCTCTCCAAATTCTGGATTTTATGTTCTCCCTAATCATGCTGTAGGATTTTTAATTACTGCAGGAACAATGATTTTTAACTCTTCGAAGTATTGGGTTTGTATTCTTGAACATACCTCAAGTGCAACCAATGCGCCTACTGGAGTTGATGGTGCACTTCATTGGTCTGAGATAACTATCGAACAGGTTAATGCTTCAGGAACTTATGGTGTTGGCTTACAAACTATTGGATCAAATACAAATGAACTTGCCGCACTTGTAGAACTTCTTCAAGAAAATGCAGGCGATCCGATTCAATTAAGCTATGATGCTGCAATGCTTAAAGCTATTCCAAGCGTATCAGGGGATCCTACATTTTCAAGTGAAGCTAACTGGTATCTTGTAGGCTATATCTTTAAGCACACTACTTCTTCAAAAAGACTTTATGTTGGGATTAAAAATCAGCTAACATCTAAGTTAATGAAGGTGAGACAAGGATTGTCTGGCGAGATCTATGAGCTAGATAAAGTTATTTTGTCAACTTCAGATAGAACTCTCCTGGCCGTACAAAGATCAGAGATTGAAGATGTCTCGAACTATGATATTACTTTAAAATAATTGAGGTCTTAAATGGCACAGTACAAACGAAAGAATATTGAGAACAATGCCATCGGCGCCGATCAGATCGCTTTAGATAACAATGAGTTTTTAAAAGCGGAAAATTTTGCCGGTAACGGATTTGTAAATATTCTTAAAGTAAATGCAGATGACGTGGTGGAATTTCCAGTAATCCCTTTGATGCCGGGAGTTGATGCCACTGAGCCTAATCAGCTTATTCGACTTGCTCAATTAGAGTCGGAGGTGTCTGCTCTTGAACAAGCCGACACTGATAATCTTCAAGAAGCTAAAGACTATACTGATGCTCAAGTTCTTTCTGAGCAGAATGCAAGAATTGCAGGTGATGACGCTACACTTGCATCTAGTCAGTCATATACTGATGCTCAAGTTATCGTTGAACAGAATGCGAGAATTGCGGGCGATGACGCTACTTTAGCTTCGGCTCAAGCTTATGCAGATGCTCAAGTTGTTGTTGAACAAAATGCGAGAATTGCAGGTGATGACGCTACTTTAGCTGCAGCAAATCTCTATACAGACAATGCCATTGCGGAAATCCCTTCAGTGGATCTGTCGGCGTATGAGACTATCGCCAATGTGGATTCTAAAGACGCTTCTACTTTAGCTGCTGCAAACCTTTATACAGAC